GGGAATAAACCAAACCTCTTTCCATCAATGCCCCAAGTAGTCAATTGACGAGACTCATACCCAGACTCCTTCTGAATATTGTCTACATCAACAAACGGTATCTCAATATCACGCCCACTGTAGTCGGTGTTAGCCTCAAGGTATGTTTTAAGTGTGCGAACCGTAGTAGAAAATGTATCATTATATACGTCGGCAAAGGTTAAGTCTCTAAGGTCATTAACAAAGTCGGCAGCCCTATCTGTGAATGATATATTGAAGTAGGGTTCTGAGCTATTTACGACAACAGACGTAATCTTAGCCTTTCCGCTAGAAATGATTGCCGTTCCATTGTAGATAGTATAATCCCAGCGAGTAGTTGTTCCAATGTCAAGCGCATTAGACGCGTTGTATTGCAGTACGCTCTTGTTGTGAGACGTATATGGAAACTTGTCCTCAAAAGAGAACGGAATCTTTATACGAGACGGGTCTTCATTGTCGTAATAATCCAAAGAGATGTTAATCTCCTGCTCTGGGAAAAGGTCAACGTTATTCCCGCCAATAACTACACGATAGCTCATTAGGCTACAATTCTAAAGGTTATATCCTTGCGAAACTTGTTGTTAAACAACTCAAAGGTTGTCTCAGGCATATAAACCTTGTAAGCGACCCCATTTGGTCCTCCGCAATCGTCAATCATAATCGTATTAGACGACGTTGCGATGTTGCTAAAGTCCTCAAAAAAGTATCTACGTGTACTATCCAATATCAAGTCGTGATACGTCTTAATCTTATACCTAATATACTGCTCAGAATAAGCGGCTGTCTCAACACGCGTGTTAATTCGGTACGAATACGACACATCGCTGTTTACGGTTATATACTCGTCATACGGCTGAACAGACTCTGTAAGGTCTTTTGCATAAATTAAAAAACTCGTCATTGAGCTGATGGCATCCGAGTAAATGTTCTTGTCATAAGACATACTGATAGTCCATCCTCCTGCGCCAACAACTGCGACCTTTCCTGTTACTACACCGTAAACAAAAATGGAAGTGTCGCTTGAACTATAGAGCTTAATGGCGTCGCCAACAACAACAGCGCTATTTAGACTGAAGTCTTCTGCAGTGCTGATAGTTACAGAACCGCTTGAATCATCAGTATAGCTCTCAATATTCCCAGAAACAGTCAAGTCCGTGTCTGGATAAGAGTCAAACGAATAGAAGTATGTTGCCATTAGATATTAGAGTTTCTGTCTTTGATTCTACGTGCGTTAGTGTCGTTCTGAAGGTCTGACGAAGATACGAAAGCTCGTACTGGGCGTCCGGTATTTAATGCTGTTCCATTTGTAGCCTCAGCGATGGCTTCAAGCAATTCAATTTGTTTTGCCTCACTAGTTTCCACGGCGCCAACTATTCCACCTGTAGCAAACTTGTATTTAGGTGTTTGCCTTGAGTCATTTATTTGGTCAAGCAAGCTCTTGTATTTAGCGGCTGAACGCTTATTGATAATATACTCACCGCCCTCCATCTCGTAGCCGCTAACTCCCTTTACAGTAAAGGGTATACCGCCTTGCTCGTGAGAAGGCCCTTCAACCATACCACCCTCTGCGAATTTCTTTGGAAAAAATTGTCGTTTGTCAATTGCAGATACCTGAGAGTTATATGCTACAGTGGCAAGGGCTCCTGTGATTGCAGAGAGAATCAAAATCTTAGTTGGCGCAACAACGCCCTCTTCTGTAATCAACTTAGGAACAATTTGGGCAAGTGCGGTCAGGTAATCCGTAAGCGCCTCTTGCTTGTCCCGCTTCTTCTCCTGCTCAAAGATTTTCTTATCAATTGCATTCTGACGCTGAACCTCTTTCTTTTTAATCTGCTCAAGACGTGCGGCATACTCCTCCTGAGAGATTACCTGTGATTGCAACTGAGACTTAATAATATCCTGCTCAAACTCTGAACGCTCTTGAATACGCGATTTCTCTTGCTCAAGACGGTTGACAGTATTTTCATACGCGACCTGATTGAACTCGCCAATAGCATCAAGAGCCGTCTTTGCAGCGTCAACAAAGGTCTCTTTAAATACCTCTGTGGCAATATCACCGAAGCTTTTAATTTCCGTACCGCCTTGCTTGACGGCTTCAATCTGCTTGTCAATGATTCCACGCGCAATCTCGGAAGCCTCTGAGTCGCCCTCAATCTGGTCTCTCAGCGCTTGTAGGCTTGCAATAGAAGCCTCCTTTAGCTCCTCTTGCCGCTTTTTAAACTTTCTGCTGTATTCGGCATTTTCACCAAACTCCTTCTTTAATTCTTTCAGGTTTTTGGCAAACGAATCTGAGTCTATGCTAGATAACTTGAGTATCCTGTTGAGCTTTTCAAACTCTGTTGGGTCAAGTGCGTTTATCACTCCAACAATTGCCTCCTCTGCTTCTCCGGCAGGTATAACAATGCTTGAATATATCTGATATGAAATCTTATCTGCTTGCGCCTCGTCAATGCCAAGGGCTTCAATTGACGCTTTTAATTTATTCCTGAACTGCGTTGCTTCTTGAGATACCCCGTTGATTGACCTACCTAGTGTCTCAAGTTGGTCAGATGCTTTTTTGTTGGCTTCTGCAATATCATTGTCGTATTCGCTCTGGGCCACGGCAAGGTCTACTCCGTTCTTAACACGAAGGTCATATATGTCCTTTGCTGCCTGCAACTCAACATCACGTTGTGCAAGAACAGCCTCCTTCTCCTTGTTTATGCCATCAAGGCGAAACTTAAGCTTGTCAATATTTGCCCGCGCTTCTTCTTTTAATTCGTTAATTCTGTCTTTTCTGTTCTCTTCTTCAAGGCTTCCAAGGTCTCTTATTGAGTCCTCAAGGCTATCATAGGAGTTGATTCTTAGTTTTAGGTTCGCTAATTGCGCTTCCTGAGTGACTAGGAATTCCTGCGCCTTGAATCCCGCAGCGGCTATCCCTCCTTCTAATTGCCCATATCGCTCATATTGCTCCTTAATAGACGCCTCAAGGTCCTTTGCCGCTTGAACGTCTTTTTCTTTGTTTTTTGCTATGTCAATACGAAGCTTATCAATCTTTCCTTGAACAAGCAAGCCCTCTCCTTCGGCTTTTGCAATATCTTTTATTCTTTTGGCATATTCGTCATATAGACCGTCACGAATGGACTGTTCTAGGTTAGCTCTGCGTAGCTCGGCAGACTGATTTTCAAGAACATCGCTTATCCCCTGTACCGCATAGTATCCCTCGTCAAGAGTTGAGAATATTCCCCCATAATCATCAAATAAATCATTAAGTATTCTTAGGGCCTCCCCCTGAACATTTAGCTCTTCTGTAATTCTATCCTGAGTCTGTATAGACTGACTTTGCGAAAAAGCTTTTGCGACTTTCAATGCGTCTCTCTCTGAGAGATTTAATTGATTGCGCAAGTCTTTAAAGAATAAAATAAACTGATTGTCGGCAGAATTTCCAGAACGTATCAATACATCCATAGCGGCAACCATAGGATTGAGCCCTTTCTCTGCTGCCCTCTTTAAGGTTTGCTCAAAAATCTCAGCGCCTTTAGGGTCAGACAATACCTTATTAAGTGCTATGTTCGTTCTGGCAAGCTTCTCCGACTCCTCATCAAGCAAGCCAAGAACCTCAATGAGAAACTCATTTGAGTTGATTGCCTCACCAATAGAAATCTTAATGTTTTTATATGCTGTGTCAAGCATACCAAGCTGAGCCTCTGTTGTAGACATCTGTGAGGCTTCAGCTTTGAGTGACTGTGTGATAGCCTCCGTAGCCGTTGTATAATCCTCAAGCGCGTCAATGTTTTTAAGAAGCGTTATCAATTGAGCAGCAGAACGAACTCCAACTAAATCAACAGCTTCAGTAAGACTAGTGTTTTCTTCCGCTAGTTCTCGTAGTGTCTGAGTAAGTGGTTTACCTGATTCCTTTAACTGGATAAAGATGTTTCGCAGTCCAGTACCAATCTTTGATGCTGTAAATCCATTGTCAGCAAGAACCTTCATATAGCCGGAAGTCTGGTCAATCTGAAGACCAACCTGAGAGGCTAATGGTCCAACATACTGCAGAGCAGTATTGAAGGAAGACAATGAAAGGGCGCTCTTTGTTACGGCGTCCGTAAGGACTGCTGCCGTTACTGCACTATTTTCCGAGGATATGCCAAACTGGTTATTTGCTTTAAGTACAGCCTCACCAACAGCAGAGATGTCTTCGCCAATGGCTTGGGCAGCCGAAGCAATCGGTTTAATAAGGTTTGGTATCTCCTCTGACGTTGCGCCAAGCTTACCAAGGGATACTGCTAGTTCTGCAATCTCCGCAGATGTAAAACGCGTCTGAACAGCTGTATCCTTAATTGCGCCAGAAAGAACTTTCATCTGCTGAGAGTTGGCTCCAGTAACTGCGGCCACCTTACCAAGCGTCCCTTCAAATGCAATGAACTCCTTTACAGCCCCAAATGTCAACTCTTTTATGGCGCCCATAACAAGGTTAAGGGCTTGGTAGGCCAAGAAGAAACGACTAACAGTAGCAATTGTCTTTACGAAGTTTGCCGCTAGCCTTGTTACGCCAACTCCCGATGAGTTAATAGCTGTATTGAACTCCTTTACAGCCTTATTGCCTTTTTCAAAGGCTTGGTTCTGGATGTATACGTTTTTATTTAGTTTACCTAAAGAACTA